AGCCTGCGTGGATTCATTTCGTCAACGCGGTGAACCTCATCTGGAACTATCCAGGCAGTCGAACACCGTTCATGTGGCACCCTTGGGCGATCAAGATGGCAAAAGCCGCATTTGAGAACAAGCGTCTCGCAATCTCATCGGGTGGTTCTGGTGGCAAAACTGGCTTGTTCGCCGTTTACTGCCTCGTTTGGTGGTTGGCAAATCCATACAAGAACGTCGTTCTCGTCAACACCACAACCATCAAGGACTCGATGGGACGTATCTGGGGCCAGATCACTCGTTACTTCAACGGCATGGCTGGAGCACCCCCTGGAAAGCTAGTGGAGTCTTCGCACTGCATCAAGTCGATGGACTTGAACACTGGCGTTGTAATGGATGAGTACGGCATCCGTTTGTTTCCAGGTGAGCAAAGCAAAGCCGCTGAATCCTCACGCGCCATTCGAGGTCAGAAGCATGGCCCTGGTGGTAAGCTCATTGTTGTTCTTGACGAGTGCGCTGAACTTTCGCCATCCATCATCAATACGTTCGAGGAAAACTTGACGCAGAACCCGAATGTCCAGCTTATCGCGCTAGCCAACGCCAATTCGCCATTCGATACCTTTGGGCAGCTTTGTGAGCCTATTCCTGGAGGATGGGACAGCTACAACCCAGATTGGGACGAGTGGAAAGGGAAAGGCGCTCACGTCATCCGCATCAATAACGAAACATCGCCAAACATCATTGAGGGTAAAACAATCTACCCGTTCTTGATGACTCGTGAGATGCTGGAAGAGAAGCGAGAAAAACTAGGCCAGCATACGCGAGCTTACTGGCGAGGTGTCCTTGGTGCGTTCTTGCTTGATGGAGACGATGACAATATTTATTCGCCCGCTGAAATCATTAAGACGCCCAAGGATTGCGTGTGGCAGGGGATTCCAACAAAGGTGTGTGGCATCGACCTTTCCTATACCAGTGGTGGTGACAAAACGGTGATGACGATTGGCTCTATTGGCATCTGCACTGATGGTAAGAAGCGACTCAAGTTTGAGCGCCATATCCTTCTCAATGACGATGCCAGCAAACGCGACGTTGACCGCACTACGCAGCTTATTGAGCAGATTAAAGACATCTGTAAGAAAGACGGAATCGACATCAAGGATGTGGCAATTGATGCGTCTGCTGGTGGTGGCAAAACTTTTGCTGACGCCATGTGGAGCAAGTGGGGGAATACCTTCTTGCGTGTGGACTTCGGTGGCAAGGCTTCGGATCGTCCTGTGTCTGCTGCGGATCGTGAGAAATCAAGTGTAAGGTATGCTAACAGAGTTAGCGAACTTTGGGGCTGTGGCAAAGAACTGATTCGCTGCGATCAGCTTCGCAACATCACAAAAGAGATGGCTGACGAAATGACTGTTCGTAAGTACAAAGACAACAAGGCACTTGATGGAGGATCAAGAATCAAGGTTGAGTCCAAAGTCGATATGAAGCGCAGAACAGGTAAGTCGCCAGACGTTTATGATAGCGCCTGCGTTCTAATTGAGCTTTGCCGCGAGAAACATGGCCTCTCAAGTATCGACAAGCCTGGAAATCACACACCCGGCAAACCAAACCAATTGCAGAAGAGATTTAAGCAGTTGGCTGGCTTGTGGGCTGCTTAGCCGAACGTCCGATGCAGCGAACTACTTCGCTTAGGCTCAGCCGTCGCTGATCTTTTTGTTAGGCAGAGCGACGCAGGACATGATTGGGCTTCGAGTGCATCTTGTTAATCAAAATCCGTTCACTTTTGGCATCAGCACAACCTCTATCTCTTCTTCTCCAATAAGCTGACTAAGAGTTACCTTGTACATCTTTGCCATCTTTAATGCTGCATCCACAGTCAGTTCAAAGCAGTCTTTTTCTAGCTGCGAGCACCAACTGGAAGCACGTCCCATGTGCTCATTTACATCCTGCTGACTCAAGCAGTTGATCTCTCGGAGGATGCGATAGCGTTGACCTTGCGTGGTTTTTACTTGTATTGGTTTCATATGGTCACCAATCTTATCACGTTATTTAACGAGATGCAAATTATTTCGTTTTTACGACTTCAACTTTAACGAATGGAAGCATGAGGACACTGATGGTCTTATTCCTCCCAAGTGCGAATGAGTGCGTCACCGCCTTGAATACAGACTTCTTGAGCATCATAACGCCGTGATAGCGAAAAATTGAACCGTTGGCGAGTCGGTAGTAGCGGATCATCATATTTTCCTTCCAGTCCAAAGTTCGCAAATTCCATCTACCTCAGTCTCCTTTTAGCAGCCCAAGATGGATGCAATTGTGGCATTGTTTATCATCAGTGAAGTTTGGTTCAGTTTGCATGTTAGCCGAAGAAGGATGCCAGTTGTAGATCGGTTCACGTTCGATCCCACCGACTCCATTAAGATACTTCCCATCCACCTTTTCTGGACGGACGTATTTTCCGAGGAAGTCAACGACTCCTTTGCGCTCCATGCGCCACACTGCGCCCTCCACGTCCTCAAGAGCACCGTGACCGGATGGTTCCAGCATTGCCAGCATGTCCGCGATACTCAACGCTCCGCCAACGTGGATCACGCGAGGGGTGACGAACTCCACTGCCGAGCATCGACTCGCCACATCAGACGCTATGGCTCGGTAGTTTCCCGTCAGGATGTCGAAGGCCACGAACGGTTCATGCGGGAGGTTGTAGCGCGTGCCATGCGCTTCCATGAGCCATTCGCCACTGACCCGCTCGCCGGGTTGCAGCAGTGCCGCGAAGCGATGGCGATGGCTGTCCACCCATCTGGCGAAGTGGTGGTGTTGCTCGTAGTTGCTCCCATCGGCGCGGTATCCGGCGCGGATCAGTGCCACGATTTCACTGTTGATGTTCGCCACTGCCACATTGCTCCCATCCAGCTTTTCTTGAACGGTGATGAGGTCGTGACGGTCGCGGGCTTTCTCCGTGAGTAGTTTCGCTTGCTGGTCAGACAGCCCCTTGTCGGCTGGACCACGGCGCGAACCAGGGAGGTGTGGGATGCTTCCATAGGCGCGTTGGCCAAGTGGCTTGTCTGGTTTGGTGTATGTTGTTTCCATAATCAAAGAGAGTAGTTATTTTAAATTTAGTCCGTGGCGGTTGAGTTTGCGGCGTGAGTTAATTATCAGATAAGGAAAATGGCAGGAAACGGGCACAGTTTCCCCTTTTTAGGGCAAACTGGATTTCTATCAGCGTACGGAGCCATGTGAGGGGTCCAGACACAAAGATTACCTTCACCTAACTCTTCATCACGGTTTCCAAATAACGATGCTCCGTTGGGTGGTTTCCCCTTGCGGGGTCTTTTAAAGTGGAGGCATTGGTTCTGTGATAGTCGATGCGCTCCTCCGTTCTAACAGCTTTTTCCGATGGGCAACGCCCTATCCCCTTTCATTAAAGCAGGTATTACGGAACTAGATCAGCAAACGCAAAAAGGCAGGGCATGTTCGAGATGCCCTGCCTTAGTGGTTTTGCCAGTAGGAGGATTGCTCCTCGAACGAGCAAAACCTATTTGAATTCGATCTAACCATAATCCCACTTGCATCATTCAGTCAAGCGGATATGGTAAAAAATATGCAAGACGTTTATCTTTATCGCAAAGACCGCCGCTGGCAGAAATTCTCGAAAATTGACGAGATCATTCTAACTGGAGCACAAACCGTTTACCAAAGCGTAACAGGTTCAAATTCATCAGATGAACTGACAATCGCCAGCAACAGGCTGTTTAATGGAGATGCGGTTTATTTCCAAGCAATCACTGGCGGTTCTGCTTTGGCGGTCAACGTCACCTATTACGTCATCAACAAGAGTGGAAATAATTTTCAGCTTGCTTCCACGGTAGGAGGTTCTGCGCTGAACCTTGGCTCGGATATAACAGCAGGAACTCTTGTTCAAACGCAACCAGAAATGAACGTCTGGTCTAGCGAGTATCGCGATCTGTTTGATGTCGAAACATCACTTTATTCAGCCCCTGGAAGTTTGACAGTTACTAGCACAGGACCTGGTAGTATTTCTATAAATACTGTTGTAGCAGAAAAATTACAATACAAAGCCGCCTTAATACCAACTGAGCCACTTACTCAAGAAACTGTTAATGGATCATATACACAAAATGTTGGCATTACATCAACTCTTACGCAAACAAGCGTTGTTCCAACAGGTGCTACCTCAACCACTAGCGATGAAGTATCGCATACTCCTCTTCGTCAATCTATTCTCAAAAGAACCCACTGGAGATTCCGTCAGGCTAATAGCGCCACACCAACATATTTGTATGCCACATGGGCAGATGGCGATCAAATCTCCAATGAACCACCTGAAACGGTCTAATGGCTAGCAATTTTCAACTGTTACCAACTCCGCACGAAGAGGAGTTCATGTTCTCTGTACGAGTGCCGCAGGACTACATTGGTCCTGAATTGGTGTTTCCAGATGGTTCCACGCTGATTTCAGCCCAAAGCGCATCGCTTGTTGGTGCGCGTCCAACTTCATTTAATCAGTGTGGCTGGACGGTGGGACGTGAGATGCTTTCAAAGTTCCCAGCCTACGGTAACTATGTTTACCTGAAGTCTGAAAAACCTGACGCTGACCATGTTACGTTGTTTTTTGGCAGGCCAAGAACTCCAGCGCAACGCAGGGTTCCGTTTAATTTCTACTACGACACAAGGCAATACACTTGGCCCTCTGTGCTTGAAGACTTGTTCGTCGCTAAAGCAGTCGGATTCCCGCAAGTGGTGAATAATGGCGCAAATACAGAGACGGCTGACAGGCTTCTACCAAGATACAGATACCGTCCTGGCGTATCATATAATAGCACGATCCTGGTTGAGCAGTTTTTGTCAGATGTGGCCTATTCTGCTGGTGAATTGACGCATATTCAGCCAGTCCCAACGGATGTGAATGGCAACTACATTGGTTTAAGCGTAAACTACGAGAGGTGCCTGCATCCAACTTGCGTGTTTCCAAAGGTTCAGCCAGAGACACCAGTTTTTGGCGTTGGCATATATCCAGCACCACTAAATCGCAATTCATCTTCACAGATTTTCCCAGCTACAAATTTCCTAGATTGGGCACCCTTCATCATTGAGGACCGCCAGCAGAACACTAACGGTCTTTGGTTGAGGGAACGAATCACGATCTATCCTCCATCACCTCCAGACGAGGTTATTCAATGATTAATACTGGCAACGGAGAATTTGCATCTGAGAACAGCCCATTTGCTCAACGTAATTGGGTATGGGGAATGTCTGGAATTGGCTCGAATGTGAGCCGTGACGGAACCTCAACGGTGATTGCTAATCTGCCAAGGTCGAATGTGCAGATGGAGAGTATCAATAATTCTGGTCCACCATTTGCCGCTGGGTCGAATATCCAGCTATCTGGAACTTTTGTTGGAGGGGTATTTACTGGCAGCGTCAATTACATTGGTCCTGGAACTCCGCCAACGACATCAACAACGACTACGCCTCCTCCAACTTCGACGACTTCAAGTACAACCTCTTCAACGACCAGTTCGACGACCAGTTCGACGACCAGTTCGACGACCAGTTCGACGACGAGTAGCACAACATCTTCGACGACAAGTTCTACGACTTCAAGCAGCACGACTTCAAGCTCGACCACAACTACTGCGCCACCGACGACGACGAGTTCGACTACAAGTAGTTCAACTTCAACGAGTTCCACCTCTACAAGTTCAACATCGACGACTCAGCCACCGTTGACGACGACGACAACGCCGCCGCCATGATAATTGTAGATCAACTTTGGCCTCACTATCTGAAGAGCCAAGACTACTCAAAGATGGCGGAATTTGGAATCACTATTTCCAAAACCGGCAGTGAAGTTAGAAATAATCCAGAAAATTTCGTGATTTCTTGGGGTGATTCGGTTCATCAAACCAGATGCGCGATGATTGAGACTGGTTTCTTTTGGGATGGAATTCACATCGACTCAATGGGGCTTTACGAGAAGGCGTCATTCAACTTCCCAATGGCTCGCGGAATTATTGAATCATACGATGCCAAGGTTTCTTTTTCTGAAATGCAGAAAAGAGGATTAACTATGTCCAAGTTTAGGCAGTCTCATGAGAAAGTCGAATGGGATGGTATTGTAATAGCCGCGCAACATCCTGGCGATAGAAGTATTTGGAAGGCTGGATCAACTGGGGATTATCACAAATTCTTGGATGAGGCTTGCTCATACTACAAGGGTAAAGCATTTATAAAACTTCATCCGGTGGTGATGGGTAATGCGTCTGAACTTGAAATAGTTCGAGGTATAGCAAATAAACACGGAAGCCAGTGCGGCCATGTGGATATTTCTATCGTTGATAAGGCTGAATTTGTCTTGGTTTATAACTCAACATTCGTTGTAGATGCCATTGCAGCAGGTAAGCATGTTGTGCAATATGCTCCAGGTTACTTTTGGCAGTCTGGAGTAACGCAATACACGGGGCGATTAATACCATCGCGAATTCAGGAATGCGACAAATCATACAAATCAAAATTTCTTGACTTCCTTGTGTGGAAATATTGCTTTCACAAGATGACAAACTTGGGTAAAATTGCTGATATTGTAAAGGTTTTCGCGTCATCAAAAGAACTTTTCCCATTGCCAGATGAACTTAGCTTTGCTTCATTTGTCCTTGGGAGGATATTAAATTGAATCAAAATCATCTTGGAGGACATTGCAATATAACCCATGTTGATTATGGGTCTTTAGCTTTGTTAAAGCAAAGATTAGACATTAAATCCGTCCTAGATATTGGTTGTGGTCCAGGCGGAATGAAAGAGATGTGCGAGCTAATTGGTGTGTCATGGACTGGAGTTGATGGGGACCAATCATGCTCAAAGGAAAATGTTATAACTCACGACTTTACAAAAGGGCCGTTAATGACACATCACCGAGATTTAGTATGGTCCATTGAGTTCGTGGAGCACGTTGATGAACAGCATGTTCCGAATATTTTAGCTGCATTCAAGTTGGCTAAAAAAGCTATCTGCATGACTCATGCGTTGCCAGGAAAAAAAGGATTTCATCATGTTAATTGCCAGCCTTCTGAATACTGGATTGACAAAATAAAGTCATGTGGATACGAGTTGGACATCGAACTCACTCAACAGATTCGAGAAAACTCAACTATGAGGCGTGAGTTTATGAGAAACACTGGGATGGTCTTTACAAAAATATGAATCAATTAAAACTAACTATTTCAATGGCAACCTTCGATGATTTCGATGGAATTTTTTTTTCCGTTCAATCACTCCGAATCTACCAAGACCTTCCAGAGAACACAGAATTCCTGATTCTCGACAATAATCCTGACAGTGATCATGGAAGGCAGATCAAGCACTTCGCTAAGGACGTTCCAAATATGCGGGTGGTTGATGTCACTGATCGCCAAAGCAGCTTCGTCAAATATGACGCATTCAGCCTTGCTACTGGCGATGTGATCCTTGGTCTTGATTGCCATGTTCTGCTACAACCTGGATTCATCGCTTCCATGATGGAATATTGGTCACGCAATCCAGACTCCAAGAACATGCTTACGGGGCCACTGCTATACGACAGTCTGAAAGCCACAAGTGAGCAAATTGACCCTGTGTGGCGTGGTCACGACTTTGGAATTTGGGGAGACAATAAGGAAGGCTTGAAGTCAGGTGAGCCTTTTGAGATTCCAGCACAAGGAATGGGATGCTTTTCGTTTATCCGTGCCAACGCTCCTGTAATCAATCAAGGATTTCGAGGCTTTGGTGGCGAGGAATGGTATATGGCCGAGATGGTTCGTCACAATGGCGGCAAGGTTATCTGCCACCCAAAAATGGGTTGGAATCACCGTTTCAACTGGCCGAAGCGAACTTTCCCACTCACGATTGATGACAAGCTGCACAACTACTACACAGGTTGGCTGGAGATTTACCGCAACATCAACCACCCGATGATGGTAGAAATGACGCAGCATTGGATTTCTGAGCTTGGGGAGGATGTGGTCAAGCTGGCTATTTTCAAAGCCGTTCTTGGAAATGCGTTTAT